CGTGGAGGTTGTCGTACAGGACCGCGCGGCGTGCGTCCTTCGGATAGGTGAGCAGCCGGTTGATGACCTCGGCGCAGTCGATGATGTGCTGCGCGAGCACGTCCGTGTCGTACACGGCCTCGGTGTACGGGTCGATCTGATGGAACTTGTCGAGGTAGGCGTCTTTGGTTTCGAGCTGCATCTTGTGGTTGACCGCGCGGCGGAAGTCCACGGCCGCCTGCTTGATCTTCGCGCACGAGCTGTTGAAGTCCAGCAGGCCCAGCGGGCTCATCTCGTCGGGTATGAGCGCGTCCTGAACAAGTCCCGAGTCCTTTTTCTTTGCCATGAGGGTGTCCTTTCTAGAATTCCGGTTCGCCGGCATCGGTGGTGAACGTGTCCGGCGTGTAGCCGCTACCGCCGTTGGCCCACGGGTCGGTTGCGGGCGGCTGAGACGGCGCGGTGGCTGGCCGTGGGCCGACGGGCGGGTTGCCTGCGGGGTTGCCGTAGGTGCTGCCGTAGGTGCTGCCGCCCTGATAGCCGTTGTGGCCGCCCTGTTTCGTGACCTGCGCGGTCGCGTACCGGAGGCTGGGGCCGATCTCGTCCACGGTCAGTTCCATGACGGTGCGGTTCGAGCCGTCATGCGCCTGATACGAGTGTTGGGAGAGGCGGCCTTGGGCGACGACGCGCATGCCCTTCGAGCATGATTGGCTGATATGCCTGGCGAGGTCGTTCCACGCCGAGCAGCGCAGGAACAACGCCGTGCCGTCCTCGTACTGCTGCGTCCGGCGGTTATAGGTGCGGGGCGTGCTGGCGATCGTGAACGACGCGACCGGATTGCCGTCGGACAGGGTGCGCAGTTCGGGGTCGGCGGTGAGGTTGCCGATGATCGTGATGACGGTTTCGCCGGCCACTAGTCCTCGTCCTCCATGTCCTCGGCTGCGCCGCTCGCGATGCCCCATGCCACGTCCTCGCGGCGGCCGTGGCAGTGCAGGGCGAGGTCGGAGAGCGCCACATAGGCCATGTCGGCCACGCCGCGCATGTGCCCCAGCTCGGCTAGGGTCTCCCCGTCTTCCTCGGCGATGTCGTCGGCTCTTCCCTCGGTGCAGCCGAGCGGCCGGCCGGCCAGCTCCTTCGCCAAGCGTTCCTCAAGCGAGATAACGGTCATTTCATGATTCCTTCATCTGGTAGTCGGCCTTGATCTTCCACATGCACCGCGCGGTGATCTGCCGTCGGTCGCGGTCAACGACCACGTCGCCGACACGCGGGAATAACAGCGTGCGATCCCACTGCGGGTCGCTGTTGAGCCGGCGGATCGTGTCGATGAGCGAGTCCAGGAGCTCGCCGGCACCCATGTGCAAGGCCTCGTCGGTCAGGGGCCACTCGAACAGGCTGCACCCCTCTTCCCTGTAGTCGTATTCGTCCGGTGACGGCTGTGATGCCATGCGTGTTCCTTTCCTTGTGCGCGGAGTATGCGGGTTGCGGTCGCGCTGGCCCCGGTCGGGACGGCCTCAGGAGTCGAAGCCTGCCGTGTCCATCGCTCCCCGCTCGCACTGGCGTTCCGCGTGTCCTATCAGTGGCGTGCGAGGGGGCGACGTTGACGCGATCGCAGTGGACGGCGGCCGAATCGAACGGCTTCCCGGTCTTTGCCCGCGCCCGCCTGACGCGAATCTCGACCGGGGGCGAACCTGCCCGCCCTTGGTGCGTCGCCGGTGGAGAGGACCGGCGGCGCGATCATTGAGAGAGGTGGTGTTAACGACTTGTTCCTTGTCGCCGCCCGCCATATTGGAAGGGAATGCAATGATGGCGGGCAAGTCTCATATGGTCAGCACGAGCGCGACCATGCCGGCGCGCCAGAACGTGCGAGCCAACGTGTCCGACGGCTTCCGACTCGCCTGAGACGGGTCGATGAGGGCGATGTCCGCAAGCTCGGCGAGCACGTACACCGCGAGTACTGTCCACTGCTGCCAGACGATCCCGCTCACTGTTCGTCTCCCTGCTCCTCGACGATGGCGATGAACAGGGTCGGCACGACGAGGAACGCCCACCACGCGGCCAGCCCATTGCCGAACGGATGCATGCAGGCGTCATGGGTGAACAGCCACACAATGCAGACGATGAACGATATGACGGCCATGAGGCCGATCGTGTACGGGTAGCGCTTGAACATGACGCCGCCCTTACTTGGTCTGGACGAGCGTGTCAGCGCCGTCCGGGACGACGACGAGCTGATCCGCGTTGGACAGAGCGTCGATATAGTGCTGTTTGAGCACGTTGTCGGTCAGGCTCTCGTTGAGCACGGCGTTGGCGTCGGCCTCGCCCTGCGCCTTGATCTTCTTGGTCTCGGCCTCGGTCTTGGCGACTTCCTGCTCGTTCATGGCCTTCCGCTTGTCGATCTCGGCGGCCTGCGCCTCGTTGTATTTCTTGACGATCTCGTCGCCATAGCGCACGTCCTGCACGCTGACCTGTTCGACGGTCAGGCCGATCTTCCTCCACTTGGCCGCCAGCGCATCTTGCACCGCCTTCGTGTATTCGCCTCGGTTGGTGAGCATCGTCAAAGTGTCGAACCGGCCGGACTGTTCACGAGCCACGCTGCGAAGATCGTTGCTGATGTAGTTCTGCGTGAACGTCTGCTGCTTGCCGTACTCCGAGTACAGGTATTCGGCGGCGCTTGGATCAAGGCTGTAGTTGACCTGAATGTCGATGTCTGCGGAAGCTCCGCTCCTGTCGTTGACGGTGACTTGCTTGCCGACCGCGCTGCCGCCGTCGTACTTGTAATCGGTGTCTTTGTAGAAGTTGATGAGGTTGTTGCGGGTGTCGTATTTGACGATGCTCTGCCACGGCGTCTTCAAATGGAAGCCCGCGTCTTCGGAATGGCCGGCCAGACTGCCGCCCATGTTGCGGATGACCGCGACCTCGCCCACGTCCACGGAGTACAGGCATGCGGGGATCAGCAGCATCAATCCGACGAGGCCCGGAATGAGGCCGATGCCGGCCCCCTTGACGTTGTTGGACAGCGCGATGCCGGTGACGGCGGCGCTGAAGAGCAGCAGGACGATGGAGATGACGAACCAGATCATGAGGGTTCCTTTCAGAGGATAAGGCCCTTTCCCCGTGCCGGTAGGCTTGAGGTGCCAACCAAAAATCCGCACGACGCGGGGAAAGGAAGAATTTTCAATGCAGACACAACGAGAGGCGCTTAACGAAGCGCTCGACAATCTCCGTGTCGGAACCAGTAGCGCCGCTTGGCTCCGGGATCATGCAGAAAGCGAAGAGGTGAGGAAACTCGCCCGCGCCGTTCATTACATCGGCTTCGGCGCTCAGCAGATCGCCATCGCCCTCACCGACCGAAACAAGACCAAGGACTTGTAGGAGAAACAGGGACACCGCGTCGAGCTGTGCCAGAAGCGCACGCCTGTCCAGCTTCTCCGAGATTCGCCTGTATTCGGAGTCCCCCAGTGCCTCGCGCACGGCAGCCTCTGAATACAGGGACGCTTTCATGCGCAGCATGCCGGCGTCCTGAAGATTGTGCTGCAACGTCTCCAGAGAGGACAGCAACGCAGGTTCACAATTGGACTTGCTCATTTCGCCGCCTCTTCCGGCTGGGGGTTGTCCGCCGGCCACGGGTCAAGAGTGCGACCCATGAGATAGTCCACGGACGTGTCGAAGAAGTCAGCGAGCGCCACATAGTCCTTCTTGGTGAAGCTGCGAGTGCCGTTGATCTTGCTGGACAGTGCTTGCCGAGTCAGCCCGATCTCGTCGGCGAGCGCGGACTGTGTCATGTTCCGCGTATCGAGCAAGTCGAGCACGATTTGTGCTGTCTTGTTTTCCTGTGTTTGTAACCGCATGTGATTACAGATACACCATTGAGTGACAGAGTTACAAATCGTCGGCGTGTTGACTTTGTAATCAAAAGTGGTTATAGTGATGCCATGACCGAAACACTGACAGCCCCGCCGGCGGTGATCGACTACCAAGCCGTAGCCATCGGCAACATAAGGATGATGCTTAGCCTGAGAGGGCTGAAGCAAAGCGATCTCGCCGCATACATGGGCAAGCATCGCCAGAATCTGAATCGAATGATTAACACCGGCGCACAATGGTCTTTCAACGACATGTGCCGTGCTGCGCAATTCTTCGGTGTCTCCATTGACACGCTGATGCGCCCTGACCTTACTCAATCTGAGCTAAAAGGAAACGGAGGTTTGCCTGTCGTCAACGTTGACGACTTCCGCCTACGTGGCGGGGCGTGGAAGACCCCGGCTATGGTTCTGGCCGCCTGACCGGGCGGCTCGGGATCATAACCCAGAGGTCCATGGTTCAAATCCATGCCCCGCTACCAGTGCCTCCGGTTTCACATCAAGGAAATCGGAGGCTTTTTCT